TACGGGAGATGATAAAAAATTATTTATTTCAAAATTTTCTTTAATAGATTTAATAAGATTGTATTTTTCTCGTTGAATTGTTTTATAATTTATTTTAGTATGTGCTTCTAAAATAGCATCAATAAATTTCTCAGCTTTATTTTCCGAATTGTATTTTTCGTTAATTAAAAGGTTGAATAGCCTAAGTTCTTTAGCCATCTCAGTACCTTTTCCATAGAATTCTTTAATTATATTTTTTGACTTTTCTTCACTACCATTAAGTATCTCAACTGTAATTTGGCGAGTTAAAAGTTCAAAAAGAAATCCAGTATTCTTAAATTTTGAATGTTTTATTTTTCTCATCTTTTTTATTTCCTATTGTGATATAGTAAAAATTCCCATATATAAATATAAATTTATAAAACTTAAACTAATTTTATTATGCATCTAATATGTTATCTTCATCCAACATACTATTTTTTTCATGTAAATATTTTCTTTTTGAAGCTATACCATTAATATATTTGATAGCTTTTTCTTCAGAAGTTCGTGTTCTCTTTGAAGTTCTTTCTTTATCACCAAGGGGGTCTCTACCTAATGGATGCTTATCTTTCCCATAAGTACCACCTTCTTTTGGTCTCCCACCTTTATTTTTTATTTCGTTCTTAATATTTTCTATCTGTTCTTCTATATCATCTGGGTCTTCATCTTCAGTTGCAGGGTCAGAACCTTCATCTTCAATAGAACGGAATCTGAATCTATCTTTTAAATCATCTAACATACGAACTCGTTGTTCATCAGATTCTCCTCCACTTAGTTTGAATATATTTTCATATACCCAATCCTTAGATAACATATTTAATCCTTGGATATCTTGAGCCAATCTAATTTTCTCACTCCAAAGATTTACTTTTTCTTGTTCGTATATTGTAGATGGATTAACTAATTGTAATTCAAAATTAGTCATTTCTGAATCTGTAATTCCTTGTGAATATAAATGTACAATTGCTATTTTAGATAATTCAGAAACTACTGTTCTTTGTATTCTTTCAATTGTTCTTGCAAATCTTACATCTTCAGCGGCAAGTGTTGCTTTACCATTTACGTTTTCTTCATATCCTAGATATGCTCTTGGAATCTTTAATGCTGCAAATAATTTATTTTTTAAGTAATCAATATCTTCAATACTAGCATATTCCAAACCAGCAAGATTATCAATTTGGGTACCACTATCACTACCTCGAACAGGAAGATAGAAATCTTCTGTTAGGTTTTGCATATTGTACTTTAAATTATAATCACCAGTATTTCTATCAACAAAAGGAACTTTCTTCATTTTGTTAATAATTCTTTGCATATAGTTATCAACTTCCGTTGGAGGGATATTACCAATATCAATTTTGAAAACTCTCTTTTCAGGTGCTCTCATGATTCTGTGAATCAACATTGCATCTTCCATAAGAGATAATTGTTTCCACAATCTTCTAGCATTTTCAATCATTGATTTTCCATATGGTAACCAATTTGTATCTGATAATAATCTAAAGTGAGCTACTTCAAAATTTTCATATTCTTCCTTACCATTCGGGTCTTCAGTTATTTTAAACTTTACTGAATTTGGATTTGATGGGTCAGTTCTTTCTAATCTTTCTGTGTTGTAAACTGAATGAGGTGTTACATTAACAATACCTTTACCTTCAGCTATTTCCATACCTAAGAAGAAATCACCATACTTACACATATTTCTTACCCATGGCCATAAGTTAAATTCAACATTAAGAACATCGTAAAATAAATTTCTTAATATTTCTTGTACTTGTTGATTATCGGAGTGAATTAACATCACATCACCAAATTCGTTTTTTAATGTTGATTCATCGGCATATATATCAAGAGCTGATGATAAGATTGGGTCATTATCCATTGCATCAAAATCTCTAAAAACTTCTCTACGAACTTGTTGGTATGCCATTGATTGAGCACCACCTGCTTGTTCGAAGAAACTTTTTTGTAGTTTCGTGTACCTATCTCTTAAAGAAGATAAGTTAGTTTGTTGTCTTTCATCGGTATCAAAAACTTTTCTCTTACCATCTTTATCGACAGTAACAACTGCCTGAGCTCTGAAGAGTTTTGTTAACCTACCAAAAAATGAAGTATCTGCCATCTTGTTCCTATTTTTAAATTATAACCTTTATTTTATTATTACCACTTTCTACAAGACCAGTATCTTGCTTTATGCCTTGGACCGGGTGAATCACAATTGTGTCTAGCTCTGAATGCTTTTCTTGCATCAGGATTAGATTTTCTGATTTTCATGGTTTTTCCTTTTGCGGAACTACCACCATGACCAAAGTTTACTTTTACAACATTACCTTGTGGGTTTTTGACATATACTTTGAATTTTTTTACATCACCTTGCATCGGTTTACCAAGTTTAACTGTTCTACCTTGATACTCAGCTTCATTCATATCAGATTTATATTCTTTCATGAATTCACAGAACTCTTTTATATCGTGGTAATTTTCCACAGTATATTCTTCTGTATGTATCGCTTCGTTAAGTAATTTTTTCAATGATATCATAATTTATTTTCTCCTATACTATAAATATGGAATTATTTAATTAACCACGTTAGGTCTTCATGCGAATCCCCAACTCTCATTTTCCATGGGTCTTCTTCCATCGATGAATTACCACCAAATCCCATACCTACCACATCCAATGAATGTGCACCAATACCACCTAAGGCTTGTTTAGTTAAATCCATACCTTCTTGTCTTAACCTAAGTGCCGTATCTCTAACCCACAATCCGATTGATAATGACATTGTTAAATCATCATTATAACCTCTCATTGCTTCTGCTCTATTACCATTCCATATAAATGTAAATAATTCATCTATTGTTCTTTGTGAACGAATCGTTACAGATTTTTCTCTGATGTATTGTTCTAACTTAGAAATGATTAAAGGTCTTGTTTTAGATGTTGTACTAAAACCAGCAGTTAATCCTTTATCTTGTGCTCTATATTTGTTTGTTAATTGATTCTCTACATCTACATACTTTAAATCTTTACTCATATAGAAAGTATTTTGATAACCCCTATCAATTACTTGTTGTAAAACCGCCCAACCAATATTTGCGTTCTCAATTACAAGTAATGCATTATTATATTCAGTTGATAACGAAACTAAAAAGTTTCCAAAATCTTTTGTATCTAGTTTACCTTTGTATTCTGCAACTTGAGATGATTCTTCTATATCTATAACATGACAAGCTGAAAAATCTCCTCCATCTCCACGAGCAACATCCGCTACAACCATATAAGATTTGGTATAGTTTGGATATTCCCATTTCCAAAGATTTCCATCGAATCCAGTTTTCTCCATTGGTTCTTGCACAAATGATTCTTTGTAAAACATAAGAAGTTGTGGGTCTATTACTGTATCACCAGAACTAACGAAATCACAATCACATTCTTGTGCTGCTCCTTTTGGTCCTAATAATACTTCTTGCTCATCTCTCCAAGATTGGTCTCTTTCTGGATGAACACTCCAATGTAATCTAATTGAATTAAAAGTATTTGTTTCTTCTTCAGAACCTACCCATGTTTTGTGAAAGAAGTTTCCTACACCATTTGGAGTTGATAAGATAATTGCGTTACCCCCAGTCGATAGTGTTGATTGTGCAGATACCCATATATCTTCAATCTTATCAATAAATGCTGCCTCATCAAATACTAATAAGGATAATGCTTCAGAACGACCAGCATCACCAGCGGCTGAAGTTGCTTTTATCTGAGAACCATTCGAGTATCTTAAGGATAGTTTGTTATCCTCTACTGTATTTTGTTTTAACCATGATGGTAAATACTGATTCATTACACGAACCTTCGTTACAAGGTTCTTAGCAACTTCTTGTTTAGTTGCAATTACCAATACATTAAAATCTTGATTGAATAACATCTTCCAAAGTGAAAATCCCGCAGTTAAGGTTGAGATACCTGTTTGTCGAGATTTAAGAATGATGTTGTATCTATGTTCTGCAAATTGGTCTAATGTTCTTTCTTGAAATTCATATAAATGAAATGGAATCTTACCACGAACTGGATGTTGAAT